GCCAGAAGTAATCTTGACTTGGATTACTGCACGGTTACTACCACCGGGAATATTAACATACCGCTTAGGTTTGATAATCTCTGAAGTGTAGTTGTTGTAGGTTCCTGCTGGATCAACGAATTTCATTATTTTGTTCCTTTGTGTATTGACAGTTTTGACTAGAAGGTAAATTCTAGTGTATTATCCTTTTGTGTAACAGTTGTCGGCTATTTATGACTGCTAAGTCAGGTCTAAGACTGCTAAAGATAGGGTATTACGAATGCCACCATCATCCACTTCAGCCGTGGTGTTTGTATAAGCTGTACCACCAGACTCGATAAGGTACGCATAGTTAGGCTCGCCAGAGTTGTTCACCACTGTCCAACCAGAAGCACCTGCTGAAATGCTAAGAGTACAGTCGTTGTAAGTGCTGTCAGGTCTTCCAGACCCTGCTGCCCAATTTAGCCTCATGCCGTTAGAAGGAACGTTAGACAGACCTGATAGGCTAAGGGAGATGGCGGAAGTGGAACTCTCGGAACTAGAGCTAACTGAAATGTTAGATATTGGCGCAGAAGGTCTGAAGGCAGTACAGCGACCAGAGTTTGTTGACGATGAACCCCCAAAGGTAACAGTTACAGAAGTAGCACTGCCATCATAAATCAAGTAGGAGTAACAAGCGTTAGGGTTTATCTGTTGAGCAGTCTCATATACTGTAGCAGCGTTACTGTTGCTATCCACCACTGTGACGCTTGGGAAAGTTGATCTAATAACACCCTCAATCATCAGCAAGTCGTTAAGCTGTGCTGAGGAGGGAATACCGATTGTAACAGAATTCGATTGTGTTGTGTTGTGTACTGTCTCTGTTGCTACATAGCTTAAAGAGTCAAGAGTTGGTACTTTGTACCCCATCATCAGTGCTTGTGCTAAGGCCATTAGCTAAGTCCCGCACCGGCTATAACAAACACGTCAGCGTCCGGTACATCAGCTACACACATAATGGTACAGACACCATACTGAGCCAGAGTGCGGTTTCCTGTGTTGGAAGTAGCAGCCTGTCGAAGCGTTACGTTAGTGCCTTGAGTTATGGTCAGATTGCTTGTAGAGTTGTTGTAAACAGTGACTACATCGCCTACAGCAAATTCGTTAGCAGGGACAGTAACACCAGTACCAGTAGGACTAGAGATAGAAATATGGTCACCAGCGTCATTGATGTCTAGGGTAACAGTGCCTGTGTCTGTGTTCTGAGGGATGTTACGACCACCATCAGCACCGTCAGCACCATCGTTACCAGAAACTCCTTGGATACCCTGAATGCCCTGCACTCCTTGGGGACCAGTAGCTCCCGCAGGGCCAGTGGGTCCAGTAGGACCAGTGGGGCCAACACCGTTAAGAACGCCTACAGTGAAGCCCTGTTCCCCTGCTAGGGTGGTTCCTGCAAGAGACGTATTGACAGTAGCAGTAAGATTAAACTTAGCCATTGTTAGTCCCTCGTAACATCTTCAAGAACAGTGATGGTAAAAGTCTCAGAAGAATTTACCGAGTCTGGTGTAGCAGAAGTGTCAGTAAACTCTACGTCTACATTCATTACACCAAGAGGCCAAGACTCAGTCGCAAGCTGACCAGTAGGAGTGCTTGTGTAAGTTGCCTCACTCTTGAAGTTAAAGAGGCCGCCAGAAGCATTAGTCACGTTTACGCCACTGTTAGTTTCGTTCCACTCAAGGATAAGAGTACCAGCAGCATTCCTAGCTTGCGCTCGAATGTCGAAGTTAGTGATGTCTACAGCTACATCGTTTGCTTCAAGTGTGAAGTCTAGCTGGAAGGTATCACCACGTTTATGATTAATGTTAGCCATTATATTACCTCAACAGCATCAAATGAAATGCCATAAGAGCTGGCATTATTAATAGACCAAGAAGTCAGGCCAGATGTCAGCCTAAACTTCCCTGTAGTAGATTGATGGACTACGGAAGTACCAGAAGCCACAGTGCCTCGAATATGAGGCCAAATGTCAGCAGTACCGTCACCATTAGCGTCCCAGTCTACGGTGTTAAGAACCTTGTGCAGGGTACGGCTAGAGTCTGTCCCAATCTGGATGTAGTCCCCCGGTAGAAAGACGTTGCTTTTAGCAGGACCAGCGCTCTTAGTCAGGGCTACAGTCTCATCCCCAGCAGAAGCAGCAGAGTCTAGGGTCACAGTGGTCCCAGACAGGATAGTCCCCCTTGGCGTAGGCATGTTAGGGTCTCCCAGATAGAAAGTGCCGACAGGCCCCTTGAGGGAAATAAGGAAGGCTATCCACGCTTCAGCAAGGTCTTTGCGTACAGGAGGGATGCTTACTGATGCTTCCCAACGCTGACCCTGATGCTGGACTACCTGTTGCTTGTAGGTAAAGGGAGACTGGCTTACACCAACTACGTTGTTAGCTCGTAGCTCAATCTCACCGATACCGATTGTAGTGGGAAGGGATAAGGGGTAGGTAATAGCCATTAGCCAAAGGCCCTTCGCATCTGACCGCCTCGTTGACGGGAATTAATAATCTTCGCCTCAGTCATCTGGGCGATCTTAGGTGCAGCCTGTGCAATAATCTTCTTGACAGACTCATCACCGTTAGCAGAGAAGTTGAAGGTCTGGTGTACTGTTACGTTGCCACCGCCTTCTACACCCAGCTTACCATCAGAGCCTCGCTTCAGTGGCATGATAGCCTCTGGACCAGCCTCACCCATAAGACCAGTACGACCACCGGACATTCCAAACGTAGTAGGAGAGCCTACGATACCACCGTTAGCGAACGGTATTATGTTACCGGAACTAAATGCCCCACCTTTCTGGAACCCGAAGATAGAGCTTACGATGCCTCCTAAAGCACCTCCACCAGACTGAGCGCCAGAGATAGAGCCAGAGATAGACTTAGTTAGGCTATCAATCAATGGTTGCCAGATAAGGATGTCCATAATCTGTTGGATGATGTTCAGTGCCATATCTCGGAAGGCTTCAGAAGCAGTCTTAGTACCGTTTACAATGCTCTTCAACGCTCCAACAGTCTCGCTGGCAAGGCTCTTAGATACTGCTTGTACCTTTTCTTCGGCCTGTTTTAGCCGCTCATTCGCAGCTACTTGTGCCTCTGTCTTTTGAATGTACTCTTCTTTAAGGGCGAGAATAGTGTCATACTGCTTTTGCTCTTCGGCATTAAGTTGAGCACGGGTGAGGCCCATTTCTTTCTCAAGCTCGTAGATGAACTTGGTAAGCTCTGCCTCCTCTTTGGATAACCCGATAAGGGCTACTTTGTGCTGCAACTCTTTTTCAGTATCGTTAAGGACTTCTTTGGCCTTCTTGTACTTTTCTAGCATCTTGACATGCTCATCGAAGGCCGCAGTAGAGGTTGTAGTTTCTTCTGTCGATTCTCTCATGGCCGCAAGGAACGCCTCAAGGTCAAAAGTTTGCCCGCTAATGTCCGCCTTCTGCCACTCGGCTGAAAGAGCGTCCCAAGCGTCTTGAGTCATCCAAGTCTCGTTCTTTAGCTCCTCAAGAGCCTCTGCATCCTTACGGAGAGCAGCGGCTTGCCCACGCCAACGCCGCCCCGCATTACTTTCAGTACCACGGTCTGCGAAGACCTGTTCTCGAATAGCTTGGTTGCTTGTAGCATCAATTTTCAGCAGGTCGGCCTTATAGCCGGAATCACTAAGGCTAGTTCCCGTAATCCCTAGCTGTGCAGCACCGGGAAGACTTGCAATCTTTCCAAACAAGTCGTCAATCCCGCCGTAAACTGCGGAAAGAAGGTCGTTAAGGCTTTGTAGCACCCCGTTCAGGGCGGTCTTTGCAGCGTTGCCAACACCCTTCCACATGATCTTCCAAGCAGCCAGAAGCTGTGACAAGGCCGTATGAGTGGAGTCTGAGACGCCTGCCCATATGTCAAACCAAACAGCCTTGATCTTCTTCGAGGATTGTTCCATACCTATGTCAAGGTTATCAAAGAAGTGGTAGGTGTCCTTTAGGACTGCACCAATAAGGTTGCCGACTAAGCCAAAGGTCTTACCCCAAGAGCCTGTAGCCTCTCGGACCTGCAAAAGTTTGTTGGTAAGCTCTGCGACAGCGACAATCAAGCCCCCAAGACCAGTGGCAATTATCGCACCACGAAGTAGGGCAAATGTAGCAGCTCCTACAGAGCCAAAGGTAGCCATAGCATATGTCGCCAACTTAATGCCATACACGATACCAAGACGACCAATCCACACAGCAGCAAAAGCAACAGCGTAGGAAATAACCTTTTGCAAGTTGTTTGCTATGGCGTTGATGCTACCAATAGCAAAGGTTTTAAGCGAGGAACCAAGGTTCTTAATCATTGTGGCGATAGGCTCAAGTTCACCCTTGAGCTTTGCCATCTCATCAGCAGCAGCACCAGTGCCAGTCTCCATTTGAGATAGTGGTGCAGCAAATGCAGTGAAGATCGCCAACACAGCACCAGCAATAGCCCCCATAGGGCCAAAGATACCGAGAAGCTGTGAACCCTGCTGACCGAAGGCTACAAAGGCATTAGTGCCACCCTGAAGCTGTACTGCAAAGTCACCAACCTGATAACCTACTTGCTGTAGTCCAACAGAGCCAAAGCGCTTAAAGCTGCGAGTACCCTGCACAAGGGCAAGGTTCATACGTTGTACTTGCTTGGTGGTGTAGCCGTATTGAACACCCAACGATTTAAGAGCTGCATTTGCTTGGCGTTGGCTGGCTACACCAAGGCGTACTGCATCGTTTACTTGCTTCAGCGCCCTATGAAACTCTCGCTCCTTGCGGATAAGCGGGGCAAGGTTGTCTGCCAAACTATCGTTGGCCGCACTTAAGCTTTCAATTTGTTGTTCGGCCCTTGCTACTTCTGTAACATCCACGCTGATCTTAATTATGTCAGACATTCATAACCCTCATGTAAACTAAGTCAAGCCGCTTCACTGCTTCTACTTCTCTGGCAGATAGGGGCGTCTGAGTTAGTTCCTTCCATGCTTTGATTTCTTGGTATGTTATCGGGTTAGGGCCACTGAAGCCTGATGTCCTTGCAGACGATAAAGAGAAAAAGGCAGACCAGAGATACTCTAGGGAAATAGGGAAGTCGGGGCCTTCTAATTCCTTTGGAGTACGTCCTGTCTGCCTTTCTACTTGCTCTAAGTGTTCTAGTTTTGTTGCGCCGTCTTGACTCTTTGATAGGTCGAAGCTCCATTCGGCATACTCGACCAGTTCGTCAATTAGGCTTGCGTAAAATCCAGAGTGTCGTTAATCGCCTCTTCAAGCTGGTCTTTAATCCAGAAATACTCGGTGTAGATTTCCTTAGCCTTGGCCACAGAGAGCTTAGGGCTTTCACCATCGTAGGTGATGTCCCACTCTTTTGTAGCCTTAGCTAGCACGTCGATAGACGACTTCTCTAGGTCAGCAGCAGAGATTTGTACTTTCTTACTCTTCTGCATCTGTGCTAGTCGCTTATCGGTCTGCTCATGCACCAGCTTCTTGTACTCGGGAGAGTGTGGTGCATGGAGAGTGATACTCATCTCACGCTTCTTAGTGCCTTCATTCATCAGAGGCTCTAGGGTATTTGGATGTACCAGAATAACTTCGATTGTGTCGGAAGTTGGGGTAAGGTTCTTCAAATCCATTGTCGGGTTCCTTTGGGTTAGTTCGGGTTACTAAATGAATGAGAGAGGGAGCCACCCGACAAGCTCACCTCTCTCCCCTCGGCCAAGGGATTCTTATGCCGTAGTGATCTTCAGGTTGGTATCTTCTGCATCGTCGTACAGAGCCACAAACGGCAGAGTTACTACACGGGAGGTTGGGCCATCAACAGGAATGTCTGCTGCATTAAACTTCACCCGTGGGAAAAGGAAGGTCATGCTGTTGGTAGAAGGATCAGCTACCGTAACTTGAATAGCACTCTCGGTCTCATCAAGGAAACGGTCGACCAGAGACAAGTTCTCAAAATATGCGGTGATAGTACCTTCAATCTCCGCACGGCCAAACTCAAGCTGTGGGGCTGAGTCGCTGCCTACAACAAACGTAGGTGCGAAAGAGTTGGTAACAGTGAAGTCTACGCTGGTTACGGTGGAAAGTGCTGCAGCTCCGCCGATACCGTCTACAGCAGCAACCAGAAGGCTACCAGAATAAGCATCAAACGGCTCACCTACGCCACCAACAGCTACAGTCTTCTCTGTACCAGAGATAGTCATGTCTTTGCCAACCATACCAAAGGTAGCAGATACCATTTGGTTAGGAGCCATAGATACGTTCATGGTAGACACAGTACAACCCGTAAACAGACGTGCTTGGTCAATGTCCTCAGCATAGTCTTCCAGAGTCAAGAATTTAGGGGTAGTGCCTACTGTAATAGGGCCAGCAGAAAGCTCTGTGGCACTTAGCATGGCCGACTCAAGAAGATCCTCGTAAGCAGAGTCACGAAGGTCTACAGTGATGTCACCAGCTACAGACTTGTTGCCATGACGGTCTACACGAGGCATACGGTCAGGCTGGATTTCGTTACCAGCTACACGCTCTTTGGACAGGTTGAGAGAGTGACTGTTGAATGGTAGGTTGGTATAAGAAGTTGCTGCCGTGCCGAAAGTGCTTTCTACACCGAAAGCCAAACGAGAACGAGAACCTTGTGCGAAAGCCATTTGCTTCCTCCTTAGTTATAAATGTAGAACCCGATGTTCACCGGGACATAATAAAACGGAGTGTCTAACCCGCCACCTTCTCGTTCGGCATAGTCGATAGACACAAGAATAGTCTCAGTATCACTGTTAGTGTAAGAGACATCTGTGGTCGCTTCAAAGGCATTAAGCACCTTGTCCGCAATCTCATCTGCTGCACCGGGACCATTGCCCTCTGCTGCGTAACAGACTACGGTGAATACTCCACCATAGCGTTGCTGGGGATTTAAGCCTCGTACAGCGGGTCTACGAGATTGAGGCACAAAGAACGTCTCAACATAAGAAGTGCCGTTGGTACGGTCATAGGAGACGTTCTCGTAGGAAATAGCTGGGATACCGGATACGGCGGCTAGTTTAGTCTCTAGGGCTGCACGAATGTCTCTGTATATACTAGCCATGCTTACCTACCGTGTTGCCGAATAATCTTGTCTACGATCTGCTTCTTCCGCTCAACCTCAATAGCATGAGGCGCACGGTTGATGAAGTAGTAGTTACCAGCTTGGATGCCGATGCCTTCTTTAATAGGACCGCCGGGGCTACCCACCTCTACGGTCTTCTTGATGTCGTTCACTAGACTGTTGAGGCCCTTGCCTCGTTCAGCGCCTTTGTCACCTCTTGGCTTGTTGTCGGAAGACTTGCTACGGCCCCCACCAAGGTTATCCTTGAAGGACCAAGAGTTGACGAATGCCCCTGTATCTACAGGAGAGGCCAGAACAACCGTCCTAGCCACGTCAGTCATCTTACGCTCTACAGCGTCTTCGAGCATCTGGTCAATCTCTGCCAGCTTAGCCTTAAGAGCAGGGGAGACTTTTAGCTTGGGAACTGCCATTACTCGAAGGTCTCACAAAGGTAACAGACAGCCTGACCACCACTAAAGATGGTACGAACGGTAGTAATATTTACCGTATCTCCGTTCCCTAAAATCTGGTCTTCGTCATCAGGGGTAGCTGAAAGACCTTTAGCGGGAATGACACAGGCCCGTCTGCCTCTCCTAGTCTGATTGAGGTCAGAAATACCCTCTGCTAGGTTATAAAAGTATCCAGTAAAGGAATAGTCCGTAGTCGCACTTCCACTAACAGTGCCAGTAGAAGCATCGTAAGTGCCTCCAGTGGTGACCTTGCGGAGTGTAAGAGTTTCGCCAAAGTCTTGGACCAGCTTCAAAAGGTCACTTGCATTAAACGACATGGACTATTCCTCACTCGTAATCCGCAGAACCATCATAGGTTGGTGGGTTGCGGAAACGATCCCGGCGGAAAGATGGGGTGACACGGTCTGTGTCCTCTCTTACCACAGAGATAGTTGCCTTACTGAGGCCCCCAGCTTTGACGCCGAGACCGGACTGTCTTTTGGACTCAGACTCAAGAGTTTCCGCAAGGGCCATGTAATGGGAGTGAAGATCAGAGTAACTAGCGCTAAGAGCGCCATCAAGCTCAGTGTCAACACGACGGCTATACTTAGCTGCAATAGCTCGGCAGCAATAAGCACCAGCCTCATAAACATTGTCACTGGACTCAGTAAGAACAAAAGCAATTTCATCGTCTTGTACCTGTGCGTCGGTGGAGTCGGTATCACCTACGAGGAAACGTACAGCATTACGACGACCAGCAGAGGTGGTCGTATCTATAGCAGAAGAGTCGTAGGTGAACGTCATTATGCTTGCTCCCAATCAGCCCAAGGGCTGTTACGCCATGTACGGATATGACCACGTTGTTTCTTCGTGACCGTAGAAGATTTACACTTCTTCATGTTGTATTCACGCTCGGTCTTCGTGAACTGCTTGACCTTAGCGTTGATGCCCTTTACGATAGCCGAAAGTTCATCTTGGTCTAGTTCATCAAGGCCGTCTCCGACAACAACCCTTTCAGATTTCTCTGAGGGAGGCTCTTGCCGAAGAAAGCCCTGATTAAACAGCGTCAATACGTTTTCCCAAGAGATACTTCGCTGTCTCCAGTCGAAGAAGTCTCCGGTTTCCCACTGGGTTCCCGCAGAGCTAAACGGACGCTTTACGGTGTGAACCCAGTCAAGTTGGAAAGGTAGCTTAGAGTAGTCGGGTGTCATACTCTAGTTCCTTATGCTACGATGGTCTTGAAGAAGAAGCCCAGTTCTGGTGCAGTCACCTTCATATCGTAGGACATCTTCACCTGAATCATCTCAGCAATCTGCTGACGCTTAAGGGCGTCGTCAGAGAAGGACTCAACGGTGATGCCAAGGTTGTTTACACCCGGTACAGAGTTCCATGCGAAGGTAAGACCAGCAGCAGGGGTCATCAGACCAGCAGTGCTTGGGGTGTAAGTCAGAAGGGCAGACTTGCCACCGATGAACTGATTGCTTTCAGCAGCGCCTTCTGCAGCGATGTTCTTAACAGAGTCCATGACGTAGTAGTTTTCTACCTCAAAGATTTCTGCCAGCTTCGCCTTGGTTACGAGAGCGGTGTTGTCTACAGTAGCACCACCGTTCAGGCGACCCAGAATGTCTGGATGGTTAATCAGAGCATCGTGTACCTGACGACCAACAACCATCGTGTTAGGACGGAAGCCGCCAGACTTGAGTTGCATTGTAGTAGCTGCGTCAGTGACGTTGATGATAGGGTCAGAACCCGTAAAGTCAGACCACTGGATTACTTCGTTAGTGGAAGGCGTAGAAGCCACACCAGTGTACTTAGAGGTCCAGATGTTGTCCGAGAAGAAGTTCGTAACGAACTGCTCTTCACGGTGTACCAGCATACGCATGGTCAGAGTCTGCGCTCCGGCAGCACGAATGTCCAAAGAAGCATCTTCGTTAGCAAGAGTCTGCTCATCGAAGTCCATACCAAGACCGTAGACATCAGCGAAGTAGTTGTCGTTAGAGACCGACATACCGATACGTTCTACTTCGGTACGAGGTGCCAGCTTCTTTACGTCGCCGGTACGGTTCATTTCCTGACGGCTGTAAATGTAGTATTTGTCAGACTGCTTGTCTACGCCTACGATAGGGAAGACTTTACCAGCGACAAAAGCGTCCTGAGACTGGGCATAAGCCAGCGTCAGATTGGTGAGTGGTGCATCAATATGCACACTAGATGGGGTCAGCAAAGGCATTTGTTATTCCTCTTCCTTAACTGCTATTAAGCGTGAGTGTCAGAAGCTGGCTTGAGCAGAACGGAGATAATCTCGCCGTCAGCAAAAGCAGCAGACAGGGCTACACCAACTTTAGCATCATTCTGAGTGGCAGCACCGACTTTACCAGTCGTGCCATCAAACGGAGTGATGTAGTCGCCAGCAAGGATAGCGCCACCAGCCTCAGCTAGAGCAATGCCGTCATACTGCACAGCAACAGTTTTGCCAGCAGCATCAGCAGAAGTCATGGTAATGCCAAGGGCGTGCTGACCTTGAGCATCGGGGTAAGCTGCACTACCATCAGTGGTAGTAACAGAAGGGTCAAGAGTGACCAAACGGTATTGGGCCAGAGCAGCATCCGAAGTCAAGGATACAGTGTTAAAGCGGCCTGCATTCGTCGCCATGATTTACTCTCCTTTGTAGAGCTTATTAATGAGTGCCTTACCTTCGTCGGTCTTAGCTACAGCAGCGTATGCCTTAGCGTAATCGGACTTAGGGAGGCTGTTTTCGTCCATGTAAGACTTAACAAGAGTATCGAGCTTATCGCTGGAGGAAGCCATATCAGCTTCTACAGACGCTTCACCGATCTCAGACATCGAAGCACCAAGGGCTGCATCAGCAGACTTAAGGGCTTCAACAATTGCGTCATCCTTGGCAACGTAGCCCAAGATGGAGGCCGCAACTTCCGTATCGAAGTTAGGAAGGATTTCTTCAGCTTGCTTACGCAAAGCAACCTGACGCTTCTCCAGTTCCACTTCTTCAAGTGCTTTGAGAATAGGGGCAGGGATGTCAGACTTGACAATTTGCTCACCATTAAATTCGTAATACTCTGGCTCTTCGGCCTTGGTTACCGTCTCTTCGGTAACTACAAAACCATTGTCTTCCAGAGCTTTTGCCAAACGCTTGATTTCTGCCTTAGCAGCATCAACTTCGGCAAGAAGTATATCAGCTTCAGAAGCATCATCAGCCTTGGATACTTCAGGCTCATCCACCTCAATATCGTCAGACTTCTTCATGTCTTCTTTAGCTTTCTTAAGGGCTTCCTCTTCAGACATGCCCTTGTCCATGTAGTACGCTTTGCGTTCTTCAAGGTTCATTGTGTTGTCCCTCTTAATAAGACAGATTGTAGCGGCTTGATTAGCAGGACGGTCAACAAGTGACAGTTCGTCCAACTCCAAGTCGAGTAGGATGTTAGTCATCTACTTCCTTCCTCTTAGCTTTGCCGCCGATAGAAAAGGCCGTAAGTTGGCCAGATTTTACCAGAGACCAGACCTCATCATCGAATACCTTCAATGCTACGATCCAACCTTCACGGCTACTGGAAATGCCCAAGGACTCACCAATCTCATTAGTGAGAGGCATCGAGTGGACAACTTGACCCA